GCCGACGGTAACCTCGCAGCCACCGCCGCCGCCGCCGCCACTCGCGTTCCCCCCCCCCCACCGGCTACTTGAGGAGTAGGTGGGGGTGTGGGGCTCGTCTTGGGATCTTCCAATATATTATAATATCTACTACTTATTGGGAAAATTGCTTCAAGGCTATCCGCATCAAGTTTTGTAAAAAATAAAAAATTACAACCCACTATCGCACATGTTAATGTAATTACAATACTGGTGGCGAAACTAATCGCCAATTTTGTCAAATCATTATTATTATTATGGAATCTGGACTTTTCCGCCTCTCGAATCGCCTTTTTCTTAAGTTCTATCGCTTTTTTATCATTATCCCAATCTTCTTTTTTTTTCTTTAAATCTTTCGTTAAAGGTGTGTTGGGTAGTTTAAGCTCTGGAAATTTAAACTGTGACATATCTAATATATATATACAATTATAAAAATACATTCTTATAATTGTATAACCTAAACTATCTTGCATATTTAAGATTTGCTGATCCCGACATAAATGTAAGTATATTATATCTCTCTTCAAAAATAGTAAGCGAATAACTATATTTATATAAGTTGTATAAATCTTTAACGGTTCCTATTACAACATCGTTCTCATTATAAATTTCACTTATTTGTAATTTATTGCTTTGTGGTGGAGTGTTAACACTCCATTCAAATTCTATATTTTTAAATTTACTGAGATTTACTCCTCCGGTTGGTTGTATATCTACGGGATTGGTTTTAATACCAAAATTATAAAAATATAAACCATCTGGAGCATTTCCACTCGTTCTTGTATATTTTTCAATATAATTAAATACTCCTTCATCCAAAGGATTTTCTCTATATTTACCATCAAATACTATACCCAATGTTTTAAGAATCGTTTTTTCATTTTCAGCATCATATACTCCAGTCGTATATATGTCTTTATCGTTGGTGTCTTTCATTGTACCATTAAGAATTATATCATTTGGAATTAAATCAAATTGCCAGTTTGTATAATTTGACCACTCATTTCGTTCATTTACATCACTTCTTTGGAAATACCACATAAAGTTAGATACTAAACCATTTGTTTCAATTTTGCTTCGTTGTGGCCCAGTTATATTATGTATGTCGTGATGGTATACTTCTTTAATAAGATAATCGTGTGAGTTTTCAGAAAATACTTTTGCTTCTTCATCAGTTAAAAATGCATATGTGCTTATTAAATGAATATCGTTATTCCAATCTGTTTTTTTATTACTATATGTTAAATCATCATTAATAGGAGGTTGAATAAATATATGAAATTGTTGTTCAGTGTTATTAAAATCGGGTTGTCTATAGACGCTATTAGCATCTTTAATTACAAATAATTCTTTTACTGGTCTTAAATCTATTTCGATATGAAGCTCATTATATTGAAGAGCAGTAAGGGGAAATGCCATTTTTGATGAAAGAGTGAACCATATATTCAGTGGTATATAAAGTTTTCTCCCTTTAATTGATGGTTCTGGTGTTGCTGGCATATCCTCACTTTTAGCATTAGGGTAATTACCCTTATATAGTGAGATATCGCGATTTGACGGATCATTTAATTCTGCTATATTGCCCGTCATATTGTAATAAAGTTTTTTTTTAGCATCATCAAAATCTCGTTCAACCATATTAGTTAAATATTGTCCTGTGTATTCTTGTATAACCTGACCACCAATTGTAAATCTAACACGATGTATCATCTGTGTGCCCAAATTCTTTATCCACTTAAATTCGTATGGTTCATATTTGTTGCCCACTTTTTTCATAGGACTCCAAATATCCGGTAATTGAACTACGAGATATGTATCCATTAATAAATCTGCATATCTCGGGACTTTAAAATCAAAATGAGAATTTGTTGTTATATTTAATGTTTTAGACCCTTCATAATCAATTCTAAATTTCTGTAATCCAAAATTTGTATGTTTAGCATAAGTAGTTTTAAACATAGTCTTTGTAGGATTACCATTAATCATAATATTTTGATTTCCGTAAGAAACTAAATTCAATAGACCACCTGGCATAATATATATTATGAATATTATATTTAACTTTATAATTATTATTATAAATAATTATTATAAATACTTATAATAAATACAATGAAAATTAACGTTCTTAGAACAGCTGGAGCGGGACTTTATCAAGAATTGAGCAAAAAAGCCATCGGAACCCCGTCAACAACGATTGGTGTAATAATCTTGGTTCTCATAATAGTTATTGTATTTATTGCTATTTCTAATCATAATTCATTACTAAAAAAAAATATAGATAGAATAAATAAATATAATCGTAATAACAAGGTATCTATTACAAATTTCCCTCTCAATAAATATGCGAAGGGGCATGCTTTAAGGGATTATTATATAAAAACTGCGTATAACTGTTGTGCCTCTGGAGAACTTAAAAATGATTTTGTTCATACAGATGCTCTTAAAGGATGTATTAAACAAGGTGTTAGATGTTTAGACTTTCAAATACAATGTGTTGATGACAAACCAGTAATAACCGTTTCAACAAGAAAAAACTATAATATTAAAGAAAGTAATAATATTGTCATCTTTGAAGATGCATTACAAATAATTAAAAACTATGCATTTTCACCAAGTGAATCACCTAATCCTGAAGATCCGTTGATACTTCATTTTAGAATATTGTCGGGTAATACAAGGATATTAAAAAAAATGGCAATAAGTTTACGCGACAAATTGCAAGATAAACTTTTAGGTAAAGATTATGCTTTTCAATATATTCGCCAAGCTTCAAATGGTAAAGAAAAGAGGCAGAATATTGGCGCGGTAGCTTTAGAGAAATTGAAAGGTAAAGTTATTATAATTATTGATAGAAAATACGCAGATACATATGATTCCGTGTTAGATGAGTATGTAAACCTAACAAGCAACGATCCGAGGGGGTTTATGCAAAATATATCACATAAAAAAACCAAGGACAGTGATATGGAGGAACTAATAAAATATAATAAGCAAAAAATGACAATGAGCCATCCAGATTTAAAACGAAATTTGCAAAATCAAAATCCAATTAAAGCGATAAACACTGGTTGTCAATTTATTGCAATGGCATTTCAAAAAGTTAATAGTGAAAATTTTAAATTTTATAATAGTATGTTTAACAAGGAGGGTAGTGCTTTTATATTAAAACACGAAAATCTGCGCAACATAAATATTATATTACCGGGGAAAAAGCCTCCCAATGAGGAGCACTCTTACGCACCAAGAGTAATTGAAGAAGATTATTTTAAAATTAAAATATAAATATACATTATAAAAATTGTAGCATTATAAAAATTGTAGCATTATAAAAATTGTAGCATTATAAAAATTGTAGCATTATAAAAATTGTAGCATTATAAAAATTGTAGCATTATAAAAATTGTTATATATATATATATATATATATATATATCATATAATGGGTGAAATTGAAAATGTAGAAAAATTAACACCAATAGAAAGTAAACAATTACATAAAGGGATTGAAAAAGCAGAACAAAATATGACAAAAAAAATAATCGAAAAAAGAGAGGTCACTGATATAATGAAAATAGTAGAAAATTTTATAAGAGATAAAAAATTAATTTGTTATGGAGGAACCGCTATAAATAATATTCTGCCAAAAAATTTACAATTCTATACAAATGATTTTTATATTCCTGATTATGATTTTTTTTCAACAAAACCAATACAAGATACAAGGACATTAGCAAATAAATTTTATAAATCTGGGTTTAGCGATGTTCAGGCGACAGCGGGTGTACATAAAGGAACGTTCAAAATATTTGTAAATTTTGTTCCTGTAGCAGATATAACTTATTTACATAAAGATATTTTCAATAATCTAAAAAAACATACAAAGGTTTTAAATAAAATACATTATGCTCCTCCGAATTATTTAAGAATGTCTATGTATTCGGAATTATCACAACCAGAAAATGATGTAAGCAGATGGGAAAAAGTGTTAGGAAGATTAAATTTATTAAATAAACAATACCCAATTTTAAAGAAAGATTGTAACTTAATTGACTTTCAAACTAATTTTGAAGATGATAAAAAAAACTTATTCAATATAATAAAAAATTTATTAATCGACGAGGAAGTAGTATTTTTTGGAGGTTATGCGTTTAATTTATTAAGTGCAAACATGCCTAAAACAAAAAGACAATTCATGAAAAATCCTTATTTTGATGTTCTAAGCGAAAATCCAAAAACATGCGTAAATAAAATTAAGGATAAATTAAAAAGTTTTGGAGAAAAAAATGTTGTTATTATTAAAATAAAAGGGATTGATGATATATTACCAAATCATTATGAGATAAGTGTAAATAATATAACGATGTGTTATATATATAAACCAATAAATTGTTATAGTTATAATACTATCAAATTGAATAATAAAGTCATTAAAATCGCGACAGTAGATACTATTTTAAGTTTTTATTTACTTTTTTCATATATGAATAAACCATATTATAATGAAGATAGGCTTTTATGTATGGCTCATTATTTATTTAAATTGCAAATGAAAAATAAATCCACGCAACGCGGATTATTAAAACGATTTGTTACTAATTGTTATGGTAAACAGAATACCATTCATGATATTCGTGAATTTAAAAGTAAAAATTACGATAAACTAAAACAAGATAAAAATAATCAGGAGTTTTTATATAATTATTTTAAGTATTATCCGGGTAGAAATAAGAATATAAAAAAACCAAAAAAACCAAAAAAAACCAAAAAAAACCAAAAAAAACCAAAAAATAAGTTAAAAAAACAGAACCAAACAAAACAGAACCAAACAAAAAAATTAATGATTAAAATAAGATAATATTTTCATATATTAATAGTATGATATCTAAAAATATTATAAATTTAGCAGCTGCAATTTTGTTATTAATATTATTATGGAATATCATATCAAGATGGTTATTGATACTTAACAAACAAAAGAGAGAAGGTTATGAATCGTATAACAAGTGTATTAAACAAGGATACCCAAACAAATTTTGCTTAAACGTTCCTGTCGAAGCGTGTATCGATAATTGTAATTTTAAAAAATGGAAACCGAAATATTAATTTACTAATTTAAACATAATATCTTTATATGTTTCACTAAAAATATGTTTTAATCCACAACAAATTGTTGTTCGCGTTACAAAATCAGGTATATATTTTGTTATAATAATTAAAATTTCAATGAACCAAATAATAAAAAAACAGCATAGTTCTCTCCCTCTTATAAATAAATATCTCTTATTATTCCATTCTCTAACATACGAACACATATTTGATTTCCCGCAAGTAAAGAATTCGTCTGCGTCTGCAACGCCCGATATTATTCTTGAATTGGCATTTACCTCATTTGAATTAAAAAAAATACGAGATAAATTTTTAAATGTAATTAACATTATATGCAATGAAGGTCTTTGGTTGTCTCTAAAAATGTATGGTGTCAACCCATCAATGTATTTATTTTTATATTTAAATTCATTATTTGAAATAAAAGGGATATGACTACTTTTAATTAGACATTCAATTAAATGATCCCTATTTTTAAAGTTATGTACTATTTTTTTTTCTACCTTTTTCATATCATAATAAGATATGTATAATCTGTCTTTTAACATGTTTAAATTATCATCTTCAAAAAGTAAATAAACCAGTTCTCTTAGTATTTCTTCATTTTCGCTAAAATTATATTTTTCTTTAAAACATGTTATTCCTTTTTTAAATATATTATTAATATCTATATCAAGTTCTTTTTCAATATTTACTATATATAATAAAGCCAATAAAGAACCTATGCTACATCCAGAGACACGAACAACTTTCGTTTTCTTTTGTTTTTGTAATTCATTTAAATACATAGAAAATCCATAGCCGATAAATCCATTAAACACTCCACCATCGAATATAAGATCTATTTCCTTTGGTATTTTTTTTGAATCTACGTTCTTTACTAATGTATTAACATATAAATTTAATAGTTTATTGTTATCATCCATATAACAATAAATTATTTTTACATATAACTTATAACTTATAACACTACATAAAAATAATATTATATATATTAGTTAATATGGGTGAAGACATTGAACCTAAACCTAAACGACCATCGTGGGATGAATATTTCAAAGATATCGTTACTCTCACAGCAAGTCGTTCACCTTGTAAGCGATTAAAAGTAGGCTGTTTGCTTGTAAAAGATAACAGAATTATATCTCAGGGTTATAATGGTTATTTGCCTGGTGCTGAACATAAACAGGTTATTCGCGACAATCATGAAATAGCAACGATTCATGCAGAACAAAATTCCATTGCGGATTGTGCCAAAAGAGGTGTTAGTTGTAAAGATAGTGTTGCTTACATAACTCATTATCCATGTATCAATTGCATTAAAGTATTATGTGCTTCTGGTATAAAAGAAGTTCGGTACATTAACGATT